GTAATGGCGTTCCGTCACGGCAAAAACACGAAAGTCCTGATGAACGCCTACGACGTCTCGGGGTACCTCAATGAGTCGAGCGTCTCAGAAAGCCTGGAGACAGGCGAGACCACCGTCTACGGCAAGTCGGCCAAGACCTACATCCCTGGCCTGCGCGATGCCACCGCGAGCCTAAGCGGCCTGTTCGACGGTGATGCGAACGCCTCTGACGAACTCTTTGCCGCGGCTATCGCCGCCGCCGCAGATGACACGTTTACGATTGCCCCAGAAGGCCTGGCAGTCGGCCGTCGCCTTATCTCCCTGGCCAGCATCCAAACCTCCTACGAGGTCTCGAGCCCCGTCGCAGACGTTGTCAGCCTGAGCGTTGAGACCCAGGCCGATGACCGTATCGACCGCGGTGTATCCATGTGCGACCTCGCCGCGGCCACCTCTACGGGTAACGGCACGTCGGTTGACAACAGTGCCTCGAGCGCCAACGGCGGCGCTGGCACACTGCACGTCACCGCAAACACGCGCAACGGCGCGACCACATTCAAGGTTCAGCATTCCGCCGACAACAGCACCTGGGCGGACCTGGCCACTTTCAGTTCGGTTGGTAGCACAACGACGACCTCGGAGAGGGTGCAGGTAACTGGCACGGTCAACCGATACCTCCGTGAAACCCACACTCTTGCGGGTTCTACGGGCTCAATCACATTCCACATCAACTTCGCAAGGCGATAGGAGCACCCAATGGCATTCCGTCACGGTAAAAACGCAGTATTCAAGGTCGACAACAGCGGTGGCACCCTCACCGACATCAGCGCGTATTGCGACGAGGTCAGCCTGCCCCGCTCGATTGAGACGGGCGAAACCACAACCTACGGCAAGACCGCCAAGACGTACATTGTCGGTTTGACCGATGCGACGATCTCGGTTTCGGGCAAGTGGGACTCGACGGTCGACGCGCACCTCGCGGGCATTCTCGGCCAGGACGCAACCGTCACGTTCGAGTACGGCCCCGAAGGCTCGGCCGCAAGCCGCGTCAAGTACACGGGTGAGGCCATCCTGACCTCGTTCGAGACCTCGAGCCCCGTCGCAGACGTGGTCACGTTCTCGGCCGAGTTCCAGTGCACCGATACGATCACCCGTACCACCTTCTAATACCAACAACTAAGGAGTAACCCGTGTCCCTTCGTGACCGCATTTTTGCTTGTGACGACGCCCAGCGCCGCATTGTCAACATCCCCGAGTGGGGTGTCGACGTCGAGGTTCGTGGCATGTCGGGAGCCGCAAGGTTCCAGATCATGCAGACCACGGCAGACAATGATGGTGCGATCAACTTCACCCGCATGATTCCCGACATCATCATCGGATGCACGTTCGACCCCGAAACGGGCGAACAGGTGTTCGAGGACGGAGATCGTGACGGCCTGATGGGCAAGTCAGGCAAGGCGTTGGACCGCATCGTGGAAGTCGCTATGGAAATCAGCGGCATGACACCGAAGGCGGTAGACGCCGAGGGAAAAGACTCCTCGACAATCCAGACGAACGATTCCTCTACGAATTAGCAGAGCGGTTGGGGCGGACAGTTGGCGAACTCCTGTACGGGAGCGCCAGTTTCCGCCCCATCTCAGCCCAGGAGATAGTCACCTGGGTCGCTCTCTTCAAGTTGAGGGCGTGGGAAGAACAACAAGCGGCAAAGAAGAGGAGGTAGTCCCGTGGGACCGATCGAAGTCGTAGCGCGTCTCCGCGCCAACGCCGACGACATGGTTTCGGGCTTCCGCCGCGCCTCCTCAGCCGCCAACCAATTCCAGTCCAGCGTCTCGGGAGCAGGCACAGCCTCATCCCGAGCGTTTGGGATGATCTCGCGTTATGCGATGCTCGGCGCGGGGGCCATGCAGACCGCCGCTATGGCTGGCGCAACCATGGGTCTTCGCACCTCGATGGCCAACGAACAGGCCATCATCTCATTCAAGACCCTGCTCGGCACCCAGGAACAGGCGTCGGCCATGTTCAAGGAACTGCAGACCTTCGCAGCGACGACCCCGTTCGAGTTCCCACAGTTGCGTGACGCCGCCTCCAAACTGTTGACCACGGGCGTCGCGGCAGACCGTGTCATCCCGATTATGACCGCCCTCGGTGACTCGACCGCGGCCATGGGTACAGGCGCGGAAGGCATCCAACGCGCCGTCTATGCGTTGCAGCAGATGAACCTGGCTGGCAAGGTCACAGGCCAGGACATGATGCAGTTGGCCAACGCAGGCATTCCCGCCTGGGACGCCTTGGCATCCGCGGCAGGTATGTCGGTTGCCGAAGTCAAGAAAGCCGTCGAGAAAGGCACCCTGCAGGACGCCGTCCCGATGCTGATGTCAGGTATCGAGCAGTATTCGGGTGCCGCCATGACCCGCGTCAAAGGCATGATGGCCGAACAGTCGCAAACCCTGACGGGCATGATGTCGACCCTCAAAGACACGGTGAACATCGCGCTTGCCGACATGATGCAGCCCGCCGTCGCGGGTATCAAAGAGGCGTTGCCTGGCATTACGACCCTTATTCAGCAGACATTTGCGGGTCTTACGGGGCCCATCAACAGCATGGTGCAGACCCTCGTTACCGCGTTCAGTGCGCTGCTGCCGACAATGCAGCCAATCGTGACCGCATTCTCGGGCCTGATGGTTGCCGCGCTTACCGCCCTCGTGCCGCTGTTCGTAAAATTCGCTGAACTCATCCCGCAACTTGCCCCCGCTATCAGTGCGATGGCCCAGGTCATCACCGATCTGGCTACAGCCTTCGGACCACTAATTGTCCAACTAGCCGAGGACCTTGTCCCCATTATCAACTTGTTCGCTGAGGGCGTCTCAAAGGTCACTGGATTCCTGGCCGACCACCAGGGTGCCATCGAAGCGCTTACGCCCGTCCTGGGCGCTCTTGTCGCGGCAATGGTCGCCTACAAAACCGCGGCAGGTATCGCCGCTGGTATCGACATCGTTTCGCAGTTCGTCAAGGCAATCGGTGTGGCGCTCGGTTACACCGTCGCTGTCGAGGCGCAAACAGCAGCAACGGTCGGTGCTACTGGAGCACAAACAGCGCTCAACACGGCAATGACACTCAACCCCATCGGTGCGATCATCGCCCTTATCGCCGCCCTCGTTGCTGCTTTTGTGATTTTGTGGATGAAATTCGAGGGTTTCCGTAACTTCTGGAAAACCGTCTGGAATGGCATCGTCAAGGGCGTCGAATGGGCCGTCAACAAACTCCTCGGCGTGTGGGAGTGGTGGGTCAATAAGTTTATTGACGGCGTCAACCTGCTTATCAAGGGCTGGAACCTTATTCCGTTCAAGGAAGACATCCAAGAACTGAAGCACGTCAACTGGGAACTCGACCTGTCGGCGGCGCTGCTCTCGACGGCGGGTAAGCAAGCCGTCACCTCGGCTGGCCAATTCCGCATGTTCGAGGAGCAGATGAACAAAGTCGCCTTTGCGGCGGACAATGCGAACAAGTCCGTATCGAAGTTGGGCGGCGACCGCGGCTACGAAATGCTGCAGAAGAGTAAGCCGAAGACAACCACTGGCGGCGGTGGCGGGCTCGCCAAGGGCATGACTGAAGCCGAGAAGAAAGCCAAAAAACTCAAAGAAACCATGAAGGACCTGCGAGAGCAGATCAAGCAAACCTACGAAGACGGCATCGCCGCGGCACAACAGAAACTTCAGGAACTCAAAGACGCGCAGAACGAATACGCGCTGTCCGTGTCGTCTGGTATCACAGGCCAGGCAACCCTCGGAACCGCCTTTTCGGCCGTCACCGACGCAATCACGAAGCAACAAAACGCCTACGACCAGTTCCTCAACGTCATCGAAGACGTCATTCAGAACGCGGTGTCCTTCAGCAAGGTTCTCGAGGACCAGAAAGCCGCCACAGAGGGGCTCACAGCAGCAACAAAAAAGCAGTCCGAAGCCGAAGTCATGGTTGCCGAGGCACAAGCCGAGGTTGATGCGATCACCCGCAAACTCAACGCCACCCGCAACCGCGGTCGCCGCCTCGAATACCAAAAAGAACTCATTGAGGCCAACAAGAAACTCACTGACGCCGAGACAGAACTCGGGACAGCAACCAAGGGCGTGTCGACCGCCCAGGAACAGGCCGACAAGGTCGGTTCAGGGTTCGTTTCGGGCCTCGAAAAGCAGGTCCGTGCCGCTCAAGCATTCGCCCAGCAACTCGCAGACCTCAAGAAACTTGGCCTCGATGAGGCCGCGATGCGACAGGTGCTGAGTGCTGGCGCAGAGGCTGGCGGCAAGATCGCCACAGAACTCCTGGCTGGTGGTGTAGAAACCATCAACAAAACGAACACCTTGGTCAAAGAACTTGACAAGACCGCAAAAGAGTCGTCGTCAGCCCTGGCAGGCGAGTATTACAAAGTCGGCCAGTTGACCGCGGGGGCTTTGCTCGATGCGATGGAAGGCCAAACGGGCCGCGCCATTGGTTTTGCGGACAAGATCAAAACCCTCGTCCAGATGGGCCTCAGCAAAGAGAACATCGCCACGGTGCTCAATGCTGGCGTTGTCGCGGGCTACGACATCGCCGATGCCCTTATCAAGGGCGGCGAGGGAACGGTCGCTAAAGCCAACCTGCTGCAGGACAACCTGAAAACTGCCGCGGACGCTGCAGGTCGAGAAGCAGGAAAAAAGTATTACGACCTTGGTGTCACCCTGGCAACACAGATCGTCAATGGTCTTATCGAAGAGTGGAATCGTGTCAAGCCCACGTTGCCGAACATGACACTGCCAGAACTGCAGAAAACCCTGACAGATGCTCAGAAAAGTGTCGATTCCGCTGTCAAAAGTATCGAAAACATCAGCGCCCCGCCAAATATTGTCGACTCGACGCCGACGCCCACCCCAGCGGCTGCGGCTATGCCCGAGTATGTCGCCGCGGCATACATGGCCCTGGGGAGCGCTGCTAGTGCCTCCGCGTTCAAGGCAATATCGACCCCTGCAGTCACCAGGGCAACGATCGTCGACCAGTTCCTCGACATCGTCAACCGCCAATTCAGCAAGTCATGGCAGACACTCGGCGGATACTTCAACGCCACGGGCGTCAAGGGCATGGCCTCGGTCGGCGCTCGCAAAGACCGCTGGGAAGCCTTCGCTAAGGCCAACGGCGTCCCTGCTTACGGCAAGGGCGGCATTGTCATGGGACCGCAACTCGCGCTCATCGGCGAAGCGGGGCCAGAAGCAGTTATCCCGCTGAACCGTCTCAACTCGGGCGGGTCACAGTACAACATTGTCGTGAACGCTGGTATGGGGACAGACGGGGCTGAAGTGGGCCGTCAAATCGTCAGCGCTCTGCGAGAATATGAACGTCGTAACGGCAAACTCCCGATCTCCACGAGGCGCTAATGCCCCTACCAAACCTGCCACAACCTGTAGTCGAGATTGGTTTCATCAACGACCCACTCGACGAGGTCAACGAATACGGTATCAACGACTGGTTCGACGTCACTGACCGCGTCAGACGAATGTCGTGGACTCGCGGCCGACCCGACGACCTACAAAAAGTACAAACAGGCACAGCAGAAATCGTCTTAGACAATCTTGATCGGGCCTTCGACCCGATGAACACCGCGTCATACGTTGCGGGCTACGTCCTGCCAAGACGGCAGGTTCGCGTCAGCGCATTCTACCCGAACGACCCGACACAAGACGGTTTCTGTTACAACCTTGTGGACGAGACATCCTTCGCGCCAACAGTCGGCGGGTTCTCGACCGCGGGACTCGACTACGCACTAAACACAAGTTATGACACGGTCAACCTGTCAACGTCAATCAACCTGGCGACTGCAACAAATGTGGCCGTAGCAATACGGTTCGACAGATTCGATGGAGGCGGCTACGACTCGACCAACCCCTTGCGACTGTTCGAGATTGGCAGTCTCTGTTACGCCTACGTCGTCTCGAATACGGTCTACCTAAAACGGTCTAGCGATAACGCGACGGTTGCAACAGCATCGCTACCGAGTGTTGTGGCGTCGACCTATAAGACCATGTGGTTGAAGTTTGTTGTCGCTCCATCTGCGGTCAACAACTACATCTTCTTCTGTCCCGACCAATTCCAAACACCCTCATCGTGGACCGACATCACGTCAACAAGGTCAGTCGGTTTGACGTTTTCGGGCACGTTCAGTGGCATTCGTGCTAGCGGTCCTGATTCAACAGTCCTGCCAGGAAGCGTCAACGCCTGGACGGGTCTTCAACGGCTTGCCGTCTACCTCGACGACGGGTTGGGCACACAATCGCAACGCCTAGACCTCGTCCCACAGACCCGTGTGACGGTGTTTAGGGGTTACAACTCGGGTTGGAAACAGAACTATGGCCGTGACGGCAAAGACAACTATGTCACGCTCAACTGTTTCGATGCGATGGGCTTGATAGGCAATCAAAATCTTCCCGTCGATCTAGTCCAGGTTGAGTACGACAAGTTGAATGCGGCATCACGCGGGCCGTGGGGCTACTGGAAACTAGGTGAGAGTACCGCTGCAGCGATCGACTACACAGAAAATTACAACGACCTGCAAACAGGCATCCGCGTGATGACAAGTGATGCTCTGGCAGCAGGCCTGCAGGGCGGCTCGAGCATGTTCGGATTCGACAAACCTGGGGTCATCAGCATTGCTATCATCAACCCCTATGTGAACGTCTACAGCGGCGCTATCGCACCATCGGCGTTCAACGGCAGTGTGTCCTTTTGGGTCAACACAACGCAAGACTTGTTTTCGGGTTACGCATCCGTCTTGTTCTGCATGAACGACGTCACGGGTGGCTACAACTCTGGCGACGGGCATTTGTTAGTGCGATTGCTCGACAACGGCCAACTCCGTGTCGACATGTATAACACCACGTCCCCTGGATGGGGTTCATATGGCGTCTCAACGACAACAATCAACAACGGAATTAGCCACTTTGTCACGATCACGACATCGGGGTTGAACTCCTACATCTATATCGACGGCATCCTCGAGACGACCTTTACGGCGAAACCATATTGGGGCGGATACATCGGCATTGGTGGTTACGCAAAACCAGGATTGAGTTTCACTGACCCTGTTGGGGGAATCGCCAACTTCTATTTCATCGGGCTTATGCAGGAGGTGACGCTATGGAACAACGTCACGCTGACAGGTGCAGAAATTTCTGCTATTTACCAGGCTGGGTTCGGGTCGATTGAAGAGAACACAGGCCCGCGAGTCGACAGAATCCTCAACTCCGTGGGCATCCCATCATGGATGAAAGCGATCAACACCACTACCTACGGGCTGTGCGGTGCCACAGAATACACCGAAGACCAGAAGGTGCTCGATGCGATCAACAAGATCGAAGACACCGAACAGGGCCTGTTCTACGTCAACCGCGAAGGCAAATTCGCGTTCCTCAACCGTTACTACCTTTCAACCGTCGACACGGGCATAAACGCGCAGGCACAATTCGATGACATCGTTACGAACATCGGCTACCGCAACCTGGAGTTCACCTATGATGCCGACCAACTCATCAACGACCACATCGTCACAGACGACGTAGGCGAGCAATATCAGTCCGCGGATGATACGTCAATCACGACGTATGGGCGAACGTCGCGGACAATCGACACGTTGCTTATTGAGACTGAAGACGCCCGCAATATGGCTATTGGCCTTACAAACATCTACAAAACCCCTATCTTGAGGGCGCAGCCGTTCGAGATTGTTCCTCTCGGCAAGCAGTGGCTCGATGTGCTGCCGCTCGACCTGGGGATGCGAATGAACATCAAATGCACCCCCCTCGGTGTCGGCTCACAGATCAACCAGGACCTCGCCCTGCAACAGTTGTCGTACACGGTCGAGAACAAAAATTGGACGGTCGAGGTCATCGGGTCGCCGCGTCCTGTCATCTCGTACTTTGTGCTCGGCGACGGCGTTATTACCGAGGAACGCACGAACCTGGTGCAGAACACAAAAGCAGCGTCGACGGTCAGCCCTTACGTCCTCAACTACGGGACAGGCACGTTGAGCCGCAACACAACCCTCGGACGTTCAGGGACCACCTCATTCCAGTTCGTGACCTCGGACCTTGATGCCCAGTTTTGGGACCCGACCCTGATCGCGGCTAATGCGAGCACGACCTACACCGTGTCGTGCTATGCCCGCAAAAACAGTGGCGGCGGCACCGACTACGTCTACCCCTACATCTACTTCTACAACTCTGTCGGGACGCAGATCAACGCTTTTCCAGGCACAGTAGCAACGGTCAACACGACGAGTTGGACCCGCGTCAACTACACCTTCACGCCAGTGGCCAACACGGTCAACCTTCGGGTCGGCTGGTTCGTGCAGAACAACACGGGCGGCAGCAGAACCTTCTACCTGACAGACATGATGCTCGAGGTAGCGCCATCAGTCCGCGGGTTCTTCGACGGCGACTACGCAGACGCCTACGGCTCGCTGCAGAACTACGGCAAATGGTGGACAGGTACCGCTAACGCAAGCAGGTCAATCTCGAATTGGGGCACCCCGAGCGGGTATGGCTCTGAACTCGATGGCCCAGATGTCCTAGGATTCTGACGATGCCGTACAAAATCTTTACCCCGAACCAGGTCACTGCGGCTGAGGTCAACACTTACCTTATGCAGCAGGCGGTGTCGACGTTTGCTGATGCGACTGCACGGTCAACCCAGTTGACGTCACCCCTCGAAGGCCAAGTTACATACCTGCAAGATGTCAAGAAATTGCAATACTGGAACGGCTCCAGTTGGATTGCAGTCGGCGCAGGCGCTAGTTCCACCTACACTTTGATGGAGATAGGACCCTAAATGGCATCAGGTGACGTCAACCCGAAACGCCTAGGCGGACCAACCGTCCTCGGCACAAGCACAACCACAATCATCTCCGCAGTCGCCGCTGGCAAACAGCAGACGATCAAGCAGATCGCCATAACCAACACCACGGGCATCGACCGCTGGTTCACCCTGGCTATCGGCTCCGCCGCTACACCAGCCAACTGCCTCATCTTCCGCCTCCCGATCACGGCCTATGACACGATTATCTGGGACACCGCCCTCGTTCTCGAGGCCACCGAAACCCTCCAAGGGTTATGCGATGCCCCCTCAGCCGTCAACGTGACCGCTACAGGCTGGGACAAGGAACTCTAACCATGGCCATTTCTGCTGCCCTGGGCTCCGCCGCGCTCCTCCCCGCAGGTCTCGGGTTCCGCAACATTCTCATCAACGGGGACATGCGCGTCGCCCAACGGGGCACCTCAGTGGCTTCCATCACGGCATCAAACAAACCACAAGCCTGCGATCGCTGGACGTTTCTAGTCAATGGTCTCGGGACATGGACACTTTCGCAGGACACTGACGCCCCCGCGGGTTTCGCATATTCAACAAAGTTGTTGTGTACAACTCAAAACGCCAGCCCTGCGGGTCCCGCGTATCTGCAGTTCGAGCAACGAATTGAGGGTCTAAATATTGCTAACCTGTCCTACGGGACGGCGGATGCCAGAACGCTGACATTGTCATTTTGGGTGAAATCGAACGTCGCAGGGACGTTTATTGCGCGGCTCTTTGGACCGTCATCGGTCCGCAGCATTCATAGAGCCTTCACAATCGGAAGTGTCAACACTTGGGAATACAAAACAGTTACCTTCCCAGGCGACACAACGGGCTCATACCCAAGAACAAACGCTGAGTCCCTCCGATTCACATTCTGGCTTGGCGCGGGGACCGACTTCACGTCGGGCACCCTCAACACCTCATGGGCGGCGTATGCGGTCGCAAACACGGCAGTGGGCTGCACAAATTTTGCTGCTGCAACCAACAACTACATCTCGTTCACGGGGCTACAACTCGAGCAGAACTATCAGCCGACCCCGTTCGAGCAGCGACCATACGGTACGGAACTGCAACTCTGCCAACGCTACTACTGGAGGTACGTTGGGCAGTCTGGTGGATATAACAGAATCCCATCAACGGGAGGAAGTTATAGCGGTACGTCATGGCAAGGCGTGGTGGCATTCCCGCTGACCATGAGGACAACGCCTTCCTCTATTGAAGCATCGGGGATTGGGTGTACGGACAACGTAAGTTTTGACTCAGCAGTATTTTCGTCAGTCGTCCTGCAGGCAGGTAACTCCCACGCTGGGGCGGCGTTTGTGCAATGCACGGGGGGTTCTGGCATCACGAACGGCGCAGGGCAAATTTTGATGTTGCGAGGTGGCGCAACCGCCTATCTTGGGTTTTCGGCGGAGTTGTGATGTATTACTACCTTGATATTGAAACTCCACTTGACAGCACCCCGCAGCGTCACATCCTGGCTCGTCTGCCTGACGGCGGCGTGATGTCGTTTCCGCTGACCGACGACAACCCGAACAAGGCCGCATACGACGCTTGGCTCGCCGAAGGCAACGAACCTGCAGATTGGAGCCCCGATGCCGATTAGCAGCAACCTCGGATACTCGGCGATCGCCCGCCCTGGCGTGTGCACCTCGTCAACACGGCCCTCGAGCCCGTATGAGGGCCAGTACATCTACGAGACTGACACCGACAAGACATTGTTCTGGAACGGGTCTGCATGGGTGCAAAGTGCGACATTCGACGCATCTGGGAACTTGAATGTTGGCACGTCGACAGTGAGCCGCAAAGTCAATATCGACGCTGGCACAAGCGGTGGCATACAAATAGATGCAACTGACGGGGCAGGATTGAATGTCCGCTCCTCGAATGGCGGCACAAAGTCGTGGGACATCGGTAACTACTACTCAACGTGGTTCGGTACGGCAAGTCCTTTCATTGTCCAGCCCATCAACGGCAGCGGCACGATGGACATGGTTTTCACGCCAGTCACCAATTCGCCTAGCACGGGCCTTGTCATCAAAGCCAGCGGCGCAGTCACTAAAAACTCGCAACCCGCGTTTCTTGTGCATACAGGCGGCTACAACCACCCTGGCGCATGGGTTGACATTTCGACTCTCGGGGGTGCGGCAAACAGGACAGTCGACTACAACGTCGGTAATGGGTGGAACAGCACAACGGGCCTCTTTACGGCCCCCGTGACAGGTTACTACCTGTTTTACGCAGGAGGATGGGCGAATTACAACGGCGCTGGTAACCGTTATGCGATCTCGTTCCACATCAACGCTGCAGTTGGGGGCGACTGGACCTACATCTCGGGCGCGAACACATCTGCCGTCGATACGCCTATCGCTATGTCACCCGTGATTCGCTACATGACATCGGGCCAGTACATGCGAACCGCAATGTTTTCGTCTGTAGCAATGCAACTCGGCACCTCGAGCCACAAGTTCTACTACGGCGGCTACCTTCTAGGTTAGGAGAACCATGAAAATCGTGATCGAACTTACAGCGGCCCAGGAAAAAGCGCTCGCCACAACCACAGACGACATCGTGTTTTTCGCAACCAACATGGTCCACGAACACTGCAGGTGGGCAATGGAACGCATTTTCAACGACGAGGTCCGCCGCATGGCAGCAGACCCTACAGTTACAGAAATTCCTGCCGATATTGAGACCGTCGTGCTTGCTGCCGACATCAAGTCGATGGCGGAACGCGCAGCAGAAACGCCGTCACCGTTCGGGCCTGTGGGTAACCAGCAGGGCGGCAGCGCATGAGCGTTTCTAACTTGACATCGGTGATGCGAACAGGCATCTGCACCTCGACCACGCGACCGACTGCACCATACGAGGGGCAGATGATCTACGAAACCGACACAGACTTGCTGTTGCTGTGGAACGGGTCAGCGTGGAAAGCGTTGATGCAAGCAACGACCGCGGGCTCGGTGCTGCAAGTCGTCTTGAACCAGCCAGCGTTTGCGGACCAGAGCGTGAACACAACCACGGAAACGCTGTATATCAACCCGCTGGCGACGATCACGCCGCGACAGTCGACGTCTAGAATACTTATTTATTTCACCTTCGGTGCCTATCCCACTGGTTTTCATAACTATTACTCTCTATACATACGCAGAGGAGCGGTCGGGGCGGCGAATAAAATCGCCTCAAACGGCGGCGGCTGGCAGGGCGACTGGACAAATAACTATCAGATGCACACCACGGCGTCTTACAATGTCAGCGCACACCAGCAGTATTCAGTTCACGCTTGGGATAATGCGGGCACAACGAGCACAATCAACTATGTATTGACGGGCGCAAACTTGTCAGGGAGCGCCTCCTCGAGTTTGATTTTGTGGAGTGCTGCCATCAACCGTGTCACGTTGATTGAGATAGCGCAGTAAGGGACGATATGGCGTATAAGCAGTTTACTCCTGATGTCCTGGCGGCAGCGGACGTCAACACTTACCTAATGAAGCAGGCTGTGGTCACGTTTGCGTCGGCCGCGGCACGAAACACGGCCCTGGGCACAAGCATTCCGATCGGGATGGTGACGTTCCTGACCGACTCAGAGAGTTTCTGGTTCTATGACGGCACGAACTGGGTGAACCTTGGCATCTCCATGACCTATCCGACCGCGACCGCACGAACAGCAGCGATTAGCGCCCCAGTCGAGGGAATGCAGACCTACCTAGCGGACTCCAACACCTTCTGGTATTACAACGGCAGCGCATGGACCAACCTTGGCAACGTGATGCGTTACGCCTCTTACGCGGCACGAGCAAACGATCTTCCCTCTCCCGTAGAAGGAATGGTGACGTATCTTCAAGACGTTGACGAACTCGAGGTCTACAACGGCACGTCCTGGTTGCGGCTGGTTGTCACGTCAGATGACGAAGGCCTGACACTCGCAGGGAACTTCGTTGCCAACACAGGCAAATTCGTTGCCAACAGAGCGAACGCAACGGGGGGCTCTTCGGCAGGCGGCATAGATATGCAGATCGACGGGAGTACCTACGGCCAGATATTTATGACCGACGCCAACACCATGAGGTTCACGGCTGCGGCTAATACCTTCGATGGCGGCGCGACGGTCGCTGGGGGCCTCACTGTTGACACAAGCAGTTTGCGCGTAGACCCGTCTAACGATGTCATCGGCATTATGACAGCCAGCCCATCAACGGGCCAGTACAACGACTGGTCCGTCGACATCGCTAGTGGCCGTGTGCGAATCGGTGGGCAGCGCAGCGGCGGTACTGCAGGTATTTCTCTTGGAACAGGAACGCCAACTGGAACGTGGTACAACGGCACGGCGTTTATAGGGCTTGACGGTGCTGCTAATTCGTCGCAAGTAGGTTTTTGGCACTCTGGTGCATGGAGAATGTTGATTACCAATGGTGGAGTGGTTACGACTCCGTTTCAGCCCGTGTTCAAGGCACATCTTTTGACGGGTGGCGGAACCGTCAGTGTTGCTAACGGTGGAATCATACCGTTATCTGCTACGTCGCTAAATGTGGGTTCCTGTTTCAACACGTCAAACTACAGATTTACTGCGCCGATAAGCGGAACCTATGTGTTTGGTGGTCAGTTGCGATTCGATCAAGATCAAGCGTACATCCACTCAATGCCGTTCGTGAACGGTGCTATGTCTCGTCAAAATGACGAATTGCCAGGTTTGACAGGTGCTGGAGGTTCTGGGCAAGGTTTTACGGCTGGAGTGTTTTCGTATCTTCGTTACCTGAATACAAACGACTACATCCAGTTCGGTATCTACAACAGTGTCGGCGGGTCGTTCAATGTGCAGTCACAGACGTTTATTTTCGGTTATCTACAAGGTTGATAGGTGCTTAGGGTAGAGAAATGAACACTTTTACAGTGAATTTGACAGATGCAGAATTGAAAGCGCTTACTTACGTGTGTTTGTCACCGCAAGAGTGGATTGACAACGCAGTACACGAGAGGTGCCGTTTGGCAATGGAAGAAATCTTCCAAATGGAAGTGCAGCGCATGGTCGCGGACCCCAACATCAAGGAAATCCCTGCGGATAGAGAGGCTGTAGTGTTAGCAGCCGACATCAAAACAGGTGCTGAACGCAACGCGGAAATTACGGAACGTGTCTTAGCAGAGAACAACGATGGCGTATAAAGATTTTGCGCCCGCTCAGATTCTGACTGCCCAGGAGGTCGATACCTACCTGATGCGACAGTCGATAATGGTGTTCGCAACAATCACGGCGCGAGACGCAGCGATCACTACACCAACGGAAGGAATGGTGACGTACCAGCAGGACACAAAACTGTTCTCGTTGTATAACGGTACGGCGTGGGCCTCCATGGGTACGGCGTTGCGATTTGCGTCTGCCGCGGCGCGGACTTCGGCGCTGCCGAGCCCAGTGGAAGGGATGATTTCGTATCTGCAAGACACGGACGAATTGCAGATTTACAACGGAGCATCTTGGCTGACGGTGGTTGTCACCTCGGATGACGAAGGTTTCACTACCACGGGTGCAGTAAATGCTGTGTCGGGTGGCGTCGATGGTGGTTTGTCGCTCAGAACGTGGACAGGCAATGCTAACTATTTGTCGCTCGCCACGACAAGCATGGCGTCTGCTGAATACATAGTGGTTTCGGATGGCACGGACACCTTCGTCAGTACGGGGGCGGGCGGTTCGGTGGCGATTCGCCCTAGCGCGAACGACAGTGCGAAACAACTGTTGGTCACGTCAAGCGCGGTATCTACAGCGAGCGACCTCACTGTCAACACATCAGGGCCAGCAGGCGGGCTGCAATTCAAGAACTGGCCAGGAAACCCTACGTTGTTCAACGCCATCACTACATCTGGGGCGAGCACAGTACCCCACGGTTTTATGATGATGACCGATGGCAACTCGACACACGTCGGGCCCCCAAAACGCAATGGTACGAACGGCTACCTTTATTTGTATGGGGGCTCCAACTCGAACCCTCTAATTTCGCTTGGGCCAGACGGCAACATCGGCATTTTGGGCCGTGTTACAAGAGCCACCCAGCCTTACACGCAGTTGTATTCACAAAACATCGGTTTTCAAGCGCTCGCTACGGGCGTGATCGGAGCAGGAAATCCTCCAACTATGACATGGGTAGCGGGAACGGCGTACACAGCAGGCTGGGACGGCGCAAGTTCCTTCGTTGCACCCGCTACAGGTGTTTATCTGTGTTGTTTCAAGGCCTACCAATATCATCCGAGTGGAACAGGTTATGTCCACTGGGTGTGGCAAGTTGGCGGTTCTATCTCATGGAACGGCGGAAGAGTGCCCTACAACATCTACGGGTACAACGTGCCGACAGGCGGGTTGCCTGAAGGCGTTGACATTGCCACGTTGATCTATGTGACGCAAGGCAACGGAATCCAGATGCGAGCAATCGTGGGCGGCACCGCGCCAGGCATCTATACCGAATACACTTACATGTCGTTCTACTACCTAGGATAAACCAATGGCCTATAAAATCGAGATAGAAATAACCGACCTCGAGGCGAAAGTTTGGCATTCCTTCATCGCCGACGCCCAAGAGTGGGTAGAGACGTTGGTCCGCGCAGAACTCTACGGAAAAATGCGCGAGGTCTACAGGAACGAAATCGACCGATTGACCGCTGACCCTTCCGTCGCAACAATTCCAGCAACGATGGAGGAAGTGCTTGCCAACGCACCGTTGGTAAGCGCTAAAGACCGTGACGCGGCGCTGATGGAAGAAATGGCCAAGAACCCTGTTCCGCCGTCGACCTGATCGGCTATTATGCGACGACGTGGCGTGACCTCCGTGTCCCAAAGAGGAGGTCTTGTGAAAACAATCGTGTTCCGCGTTTTCGCGGTTTTTGGGTACAGCAGCCTGGCGATGATCGGCGGCGCGTCGATGCTCGGCGTGTCGGTGTTGAAGGGCGCTGCCCTGGCTGGCATTGTCGCGGTGTCTCAGGTGGTTGAGAAGTTGGCTCGCGCTTACGCTGACGATGGCGTCATCTCGAAAGACGAGTTGAGTGAAATTTTCGGCGGTCCGAAGGGCCAGTAATGGGGCCCTGGCCGTCTTTTTCCTGCTGATTGCCGCTAGTCCGTTTTGGGGGAACGAGCGGGTGGCCGCTGCCGCTGGTTTGTCGGTCAGTGTCTACAAGATTGACCAAGTTCCACCTTACCGCATGGATGGTACATACCAGTTGTGTAACGAACTGGTCTACGAGAACGTCAACCAGGACTGGGGCGGCGACCTCGTCGCTGGATGCGATTACGAACAGGTCATGCTGCACTACGCGGGGTCCATCACCATCCCTGAGCACCAGACGCTCGAGTTCATTTTGTTCAGCGACGATGGGGGCTGGACGCAGATCGGAGACGTCGAGTTCGGCTACTGGGCCGACCGCGGCTGCTGGGGCTCCTGGGCTCAAGTCAACATCGAGGCGGGCGTCCACGAGTTCGATAACTGGTACTACGAGAACGGGGGTGGGGCATGCAACATGCTCTACTGGTCGATAGACGGGGCTGGGTGGGAGCCCGTTCCCGCTTCGGCCTTTAGCCAGGGCGTTCCGCCGACGACAACGACGACGACGACCTCAACCACGACCTCAACTACGACGTCAACGACATCAACGACGACAACGTCGACGACAACGTCAACGACAATCGCGCCGACTACGACCGCCTATGCGACGACTACCACGGAATCAACGCTGGCACCAGAGCCACAGGTAGCGCCAACCACCACGGAAGGTGCAACGACAACAACAACAGAACCGTTGCCGAGTACAACATCACTCGAAACCTCAACAACTTCACCCCCTCCCACGACCCTCGAGGAACCTACAACCACGGTGAGTTTGCCCAAAGTGCAGCAACAGCAACTGTTAGAGCCGACAACCACACAGGCATTCCTATTACCGACGTCAATAAAGCCGTTAGCGACACTGCCAGTATCAACCTCATCGACGGCGACAATACCCACTACAACTACACAGGTGGTGGATACCCAAGTGCAACAAGTGCAACCTGTCTCGGTCGAGGCCGTGCAACAACTCCTGTCAACAAATGTTGATGCGATTGCACCAGAAACCCTGGTCGAAGTCATCACCCCGACAGTGCTCGAAGCGTTGTCGACCGACCAACAAGAGGCCCTGATCGAAGCACTGGATAGCAACCTCGATGAATTATCTGAGACACAACTCGAGCAGGTGTCTCAAGCCTTGAGTGCTGCCCCTGCCGAGGTCAAAAAGACTTTCGAGGGTCAAATCAACGTGTTCGGTGGCGGTTTCGATACCTACATACCCGTAGGTTCGACTATTTCGGTCGGCGAACGAAGGTCAGTAATCGCAGCGACAGCCGCAGTCGGCATGGCCGCGGCCGCGGCCACAACATCTTCCCAAAGGAGGAAGTAATGCAAAAATTCATCGAGAATGCGAACGGTCTTATCTGGACAATCGCGGGGACACTTCTGGTGCTCATCACGCTGTCTGGTGACACACAACGCTGGGGGCTCATCATTTCCGCCGCCGCTCTCGGCGTCAACGTCCTCGGTATGATCTTGGCCGAGGCTGTAGGAAACCCCGATCAAGATGACAACTCGACAGACGAAGCGTAAGGTCAACCGCATGGCCATCGAGTACCCAGTCAAAGACGTCATCCTGCCCAGCGACCTAAAAGGTCAAGAAAACGGCAAACTCGACCCCAAAATCCTGCGCGACATCGAGCCCCACGGCAAGATGCACCGCCTGGCGGCGAAGTCCTGGAAAGCCATGTGCATCAACGCCAAAAAGGACGGGGTCATCCTCACCCACGTCGGCGCGTACAGGCCCTACGAAGACCAACTCAAACTGTTTATGGACCGCTACGTCAAGGGAGACTCAGGCGACCCGCGCAAAATTACGCGCAAGTTCGACAATGCGACT